GCAGGCCGCCCCTCGAATCGGCGCTTCGGAAGCTGCGTAGGTCGTCGCCCACGGGAAAGGTCGCGGATGATGCCCGCGATGTTCGGGACGCTTCTCGCAGGCCATTGGTCGCCGTCGAAGGATGACTCAGAGAAACGCTCCCGTGATCGCTCCTGCAAAAAGCGCCCGATAGCCTCGGCCAGCGGGCGCAGATCGACAATAGGCTGGTCTTCGATCATCCCTGCGATCTCCAAGGCTTGCGGCTTGGCAGAAGCCCCTGCATGTCGCGGTCGCTGTAACGCTCAGCGACGGGGCGCTGGCGCTGCTGCTCTCGCACCTGCGACGACGACCGCATAACGATGCGATTGCGGCCCGTCACCTGCCCAAGCGAGCGTAGGCGCGTCAGCCATGCCTGCCACTCAGGGTCAAGCTCCTGGATCGTGGAACGCTTCCAGAGCTGCAATAGAACGATAACGCCTGCGGTAGCGACGGCAACATGTCGAGCATCACTGTTGTCGTAGGCGACTCCAGCCTCAACCTCAAACGTGGCAGAAATGTCGGTAATGGCGTAGCCAAGTACAGTATCGTCGATGGTCGTTGCGCTGGTGCTGTCGCGCTGCGTGAGTTCCACCAGCTTTTGCGTAGCGTATCGCGCTTTGACTTCGTCGATAAGTGCCATCTGCTGCCACCTTTCATTAGATCGACGGCTCGGTGTAGTTGTTGGGGGTAGCGCTGTGAGGCAGGTACAAGCCTTGCTCGGCAAAAAAGTCCTGCGTGTAGGCGACTGAGGCAGTAAGCGTGTCCGTGATCGTGAACTCGTCGCCCCGCCCGCCGTTGGTGCCGCGACTAAAGGGCGCGTTGCCACCGACTAGCCGCTCGTACTTACCGGCGACGGGCTGCATTGGACCCATCAGTATGTCGTCGATCAGGATGTATCCAGTGCTCAGCCCGCTCGTCGTGATCTGGATCGGCGCGTTGTTCACCGTCCAGTTGTCAGGCCACGCCTTCTCATCGGTGTACCAGGGCATGACGTTCCAGCCCGTTTCTGTCGAAAGCTGGTAAACCTGCGTTTGGCTGCCGATGGTGAACTTGATTGCCGCACCCGTTGGCGCACCTGACGGCAGGTAGGCGAGCTGCGCGTAGTACGGCGTGCTCGGGTCAAACTGGCCGCCGCCGACGATGCTCATGACTTGGCTCACCGCGCCGTTGTCGCCGCGAATCACGAGGCTGTTAGCGTTGGTCTCGCTGTTGCCCTTGCGATAGGCGCTGATGCCCGTCAAGCCAAGCGCAGACGTTCCGCTCAGCGTCCACCCGCTGATCGCCGTAACGCTCGCTCCGATGCTCGCGCCTGCTGTGCTTGCCGTGTTGCCGAAGCTCGGATTGTTCAGGTAGCGCGTCGTTTCGGCGTTCTCAAGCGCCGTCAAGTTGCCCACCGCGCCCGTGCCGTTGCGCTGCAACCTATTCGAGCCGCGCGGTTCGCCCTCGTAGCCGAATAGCTCCTGATTGACCACAGCGCCCGTGTTTTGATCGGCGATACAGTTGTAGGTGCGCACGTCGCTGATGCCGCTCTGGATCTCGTACCCGTACTTGTCTTGCGTCACGCGGCGAATCGTGCCGTTGCCCGTGTTGCCGCCAGTAGCTGAGGCGTTGCCGAAGCTCCATGTACGCGACTTCACACGGATGTTGTTGTCGTTCCAGTATTGGAAGACTTCAGACCACGCGGCAGCTTGTGAATCGGCTGTCAGGTTCACAGTGTTTGCGTAGTCGATCATGAGTTGGCCAGCAATCGTCCCCGTGCTGGTGAGGCCGCTAGCGAGGCTGTTGGATACCGCCGCCGCCTGCTGGAGGTACGAGGTCATGAACTGACCGTCGAGATTGTCAGTGAAGGTATCCGCGTCGGTGACGAATGTCCCCGTAAGGGCATCGGCAAGGTTCGCATGCATTTTCGCAGCGTTTGCCATCATCACCTTCAGCTCAGCTTCGCTAGCATTTGTTGGCATTACTCACGCTCCAAAAGAGGACGCATCGGGGGACGGGTCACACCGTCGCTGTAAGCGCCTTCATCAACCTCGGTCATGAAGACGTGATACGCCAAGGGGTCATCGTCGGGCTGGCGAACGTAATGTTTCCAGCGCGTGTCCTCGGCGTGTGCCGACTGGACGTTGCCGTCGTCGTCATAGCGCACCTTGACCACGAAGCACCCGATAGCCGCTTCAGCTTTCTTGATCTGATCTGCCGTCAGGCGCGAGGCGATCCCTTGCATGCGCTGGTGATCGTTGTTGCCGCTTGTGTCCATGATGTATGTAGTTTTTTGGAAACTCACCTGACCACAGACCACGCCTGAAAGCGGCGAATCCGGCATGATCCCGTAGTGGATCAGCTTGCCCTCTGCCTGCGGCTCGTAGGGCTTGCGCAGGGCTTCGGGAATCAGTCGATCTGCACGGCTAGGCCGCCCACGCTTGGGACGTGAGGCGGCTTCGCTCGTTGCATCTTGCTTGGTGTCGATGTCCGACTCTTGCGGCGTCTTGGCCATGGTCGAATCTCCTTTCTTGGCTTACGCCTAGTTGTCAATCAGCACGGTCGCATAGGGCTCTGTAACACCAACGCCATGGCGGCACAGGAAGTCCATGCGCTTCGTGCGGATGCGGCCCATACCGCTGTCGTTGTCCATCCCGTAGAAGAAGGATGTGAGTGGCATTCGATCCTGAACGAAGATCGGCTGCGTGTTTACGTCGCCGCAGAAGACGTGGAGGTCGTCTCCAGTGACGCGAAGCGACGGGTACAGCGTGAACGTCAGGCCCGAGAAGTCGCGCAGGAAGTTCGACGGCGCAGCTGCCGCGAAGTCCGTCCCGCTTGACGCGCTTTGGAAAATCAGCGATTGCTCAAACGCCTGCCGGACAACCTTGTCGTTGGCGACGTTGTAAACGATCGTGAAGTTCTGGAGCGCCGACGGGTTCAGCAAGGGTTGCCCCTTCGTGTCGCGGAAGCTGCCCATGCGGACGATTGCCCCGTACACGTCGCTTTGAATCGCCGCGACTGACGCCACGCCGCTACCGGACGTGATGTTGCCGCCCGACACGCCAAAGCGGTTGGCTCCCGTGCCCGTTGTTGCCGAGTAGAGCGCAGCTCCATCGGGCGCGGTCGGGATCGCCGGAAGCAGCTCGTTGTCGGTTGTGCTGGTCATCACTTGGAAGATCAGACGCTCTTTCAGCGTAGCGAAGTTTCCGCCCGCTTGCTGAGCACGGCCAAGGATGCCACCGCCCGTTTGATCGTCGTCTTCGTCGGTGTAGTACCACTCAACGCCGTCCTGAAACTCGTAGTTCCGAACGCTGTAGCCATACGACCGGAAGTTTTCAGTCCGATTCGACTGCCCACGGTCCACCCGCTTCGGATATGGAGCGGTGTCGAAGTGGACGTACAGCTCTTCGAGCTTGTCGCTCGGCGTGCTGAGCTTTGCAATGTTGGCAAGGCGACCTTCGATCACCTTGTACTGCTGCTGGTAAACGTCGAGGAACTCGCTGCGCACACCGCGCGCCAGTGCGTCCCCACCCAGAATCAGCGACTGTGGCATGATTCACTCCTTCTTTGTTACGCACCGTACTTGGCGGCGAGTTCGATGAACGTGGTGAAGCGCGAAACGACAGAGCCGTTGGCGCTAAGCACCTTCAGACTGATGCTTTGGCCGAGGTCAACGGTTGCGTTCGCAAACGAGGTCAAGCGGGTAACGTCGCCAGTGCCAGCCGTCGAAGGAACAACGCCTTCGCCGATGACTGACGCTTCGCGCAACAGTTGGAAGCGGACAGCGCCCTGCGATACCAGGCTCGCCTCGTTGATCACGTTCACTGCCTGCACGTTGCCGCGAATCGGCGAGGCCAAGTCGTTGGCAATGGCTGCGGACGACTGGCCCGTGTAGGCGACACCGCCCGTCGGCACGACCGTTGTTGAGGCTGCGCTCAGCGCGACACAAGCGCCGACGCTGAAGATCAGCACCTTGCAGCTCGTGCCTGTCAGGTGATCGACGATGTAGCCGATTGCGTCTGTGCCGCTCGGCTTGGTGATCGTCAGGTCATCAGGGTTGTCGTTGGTCGGGTACACAAGCTCACCAACGCTCGTAGCGCCTGCGCCTGTCACCGTCGCTTCGATGATGATCTGTTCCTGAGTCAGCCCGATTTTCGGCGTAGCGGCGACTGTCGAAGCGCCGTCAACGCCAGTTGTCGAGCTATCGGCGTCCGTCCAGTAGATTCCTGCAAAGGCATCGCCCGCCGTGTAGGGTCGGACACGGCCAGCGCTCGATGCGTCGAAACCCATCAAAGAGCCGTTGTAGGCCGTGTCGCCGTTCGTCAGCGGGAAAGTCCAAGTGCTGCCGTCGTTGGTCTCAAGCAGCTTGACTGCGGTCAGTGCGGCCATGGTTAGCCCTCCTGCATGTTCATTTCAATGAATCGCTCGCGGGATTGCGTGCGGTTCGGGATGGAGTCGTACTCACGGGCTAGCTGCTGGGCTCGGCGGTACTTGACCGGATCGCCTGAAGCTGCGTACTTTGCGATTGCGGGATCCGCCGCCGCCTCGGATGCGGTGTAGCTTCCGCCAGACTTGGGAGGCAGCGTCACGCCGTGGCCTTGCTTGACCGTGTCCAGCCAAACCTCGCGCACCTCGGCAGACTTGGCGGCGTACTTGGCGATCTCGGAATAGTCGATGCCATGATCGCGCAGCTCGCGCTGAGCCTTCGCGGTCCATTCGCGGCGGTCATCGCGGGCCTTGTAGCGGGCGATTTCGCCCTCAGCCTTCTTCAAACGACTGAGGATGCTTTGCATCTGGGCGTCGCTGCGAGCCTGATACATTTCTGCGGGCGACGCCTTGTTGCGCTTGCCCTTTGCACCGTACTCCTCGGGGTCATCTTCTTCGTCGAGCATGGCGTCAAGCTCAGCGTCGCTGATGTCATCGTCTTCAGCTTCGGCCATGTCGGCTTCAGCGTCCATCTGCATGTCTTCAGCTTCGCTAGCGGTCATCTCGCCTTCTCCGGCGAGCTCGCCCTGCTCTTCTCGCTCCATGCCCTCTAGGCGGTCAAGCCGCTCAAGAATGGCGTCGAGCTTTGAGGCGATGTCAGGCGCACCGCCGTCCTCGTATTTCGTCGGGTCGTTCATGTCGTCACCGTATTTTTCGGATTGACAGCGGTACACCACGCGATAGGCACGTTGCCCATCTTCCCCCGTGGCGCTGTATGCCGCGACTCGCTCGCCTTTGTCTTCACGAAGGGTCAGCAGCGGGAAGCGGAAATAGGGAACCTCGCTCTCCATCAAGGCGAGGCTGTTGATTTCGGGATCGTTCAGGTCGTGAACTTCAGGCGAGCGATAGGGCAGCTCGCCGCGCTTCATGCGCTGGAATGTTGCGTCAGGCACACCGACAATGTTCGCATAGAGGATGTAGCGCTCCGCGCCCTCGTAGCGGTCGCGGCCTACGCGCGTCAGCTCGAAGTGGCCCGCCCGCGCAGGCGCTGTGGATCCGCCCGTGTGCTCGATGTGGACGGGTGCTTTGTAGTGCTCAGCCCGCCGCGCCTGATCCTTGCGAACGGCTGCCTCAAGCCACGCCTTGTCAACGTTCACGCCGTTACGCTCGTGCTCGGCAAAGATCGGCACGTTGTAGATCGTCCAAGTGCCGTCGCTCTGCTTTTTCGCTGCGTAGTTGCCGCCGCCGAAGGCTGAATAGCGAACGATGCGGGATTTAGGTGCAGCGTACTGTGACGCCTCACGCTCCAGCTTTTGCAGCTCGTCATACGCACCGCGCAACAGCCCCGGCTCGTCTAGCTCGCCCTTTAGGAAGCTCTCAGCGTCCACCGTGTCAGGGTCGCCGCCTTCCTTGCGAACGAGCTTCTGCCACTCACGGCGAGCGTCGCGCAGGTCGGCTTGCACAGCGCGGCTGCTGCGCTTGGGAGCAGTGGTCGCCCGTTTGCGCTTCGCCCGCTTCCCTTCCTTGCGCTCGCCCTTCGCCAGCCCCAGCTTTTCGAGCACACTACCCTCGACGCCCTTCGCTTTGAGCCGTTCGGCGATACGCTCATCGCTCGCGCCGCCGTTGCGAGCACGGGTCACAGCGCCCTTCAGGCCCGCCATCGACTTGTAGGAACCGATGCCCTTAGCAGGGGCAGCAGGCTTGCGCTTGGCGGGAGCCTTCGCACCGCTGCCCCTGCGCTGCTTCTTCGCGGGCGCGTCGTCAATGCTGACAGGAGCAGCGCCCTTCTTGCCTCGCCGACGCCACGAGCGCAACGCCTTCTGTTGATCGGCGCTTAGCTGGCCGAACGACTTGCCGCCGTCGTAGCTCATCGAGTAATGCACATCTCGTGGCATTTATCGCCCTCCATGCCGCGCATTCCACACTAGCTGAACCGCGCTGGCTTCTGTATAAACGGTAGGCGAGCATGAAGCGGGGTGCAGTGGTATGAATCACGATGCGTTTTGGATGGGCGGTTGGCCTACGTCTGTAGAAGACAGCTGGTGCGTTGGCGATGTCGATTGCCGCGAGTACCGGAAGGCGCGCCGCTGGTTGCAAGCCTTCAGCAGGGGCGAGCCGCTTATGAGGATGCCTGATTATTCGCGTGTGAGCGTTGCCAACCAAATCGCCGCCGTGCTGAGCAAGCTGGATGTTGATGGATGGATCTGGCTGACCGAGGACTACCGCCGGACACAAGAACTGCTGCGGCGTCTGATCGCCAACCGTGGCGACAAGTATCAACGCGCAGCTATCCGCATGCAAACGAGCAGGCTGCGCGGGATCGTCGTCACGGCATACAGCGCAGCTCGGCACGTCTCGCGCAACATGGTTACACGCCACAACATGGCTGAGGAGGCGGTCCGTGAATAGCCTCATCGAAGAATACGATCAGCGCCTCAGCATGGACGGCTACGGCGTTGTCATGCGGCCTTCGCAGGTTATGAAGGCCCTCGGCATCAGCAAGCAGACCTATCAGCTGCACGTCGCTGCCGTGCTTGAAAGGGCAGGCTTTTCGACGCGATCTCACCCTCGCTACACCCGTTTGAGCGTCGCCCGCGTGATGGTGGAGGGTTGGTAGCCTAGCCGCCATACACCGTTCGATCGGGACGCGCCCTGCGGAAGAAACCTTCGTCCATGTGCGCACGGCCATCCATGACGCCGGCGGGGATGCGCGGTGTGACGCGGCCCTCAGCATCGAGAAGCCCCATGCGCCGGAGCTTTGGCGCAGACAGGCTCACCACTGAGCAACGGCAATTCCAGCCCAATGGGGGTGCTAGGCGCTCCCAAATGGGATCGTCTACGGCTGCGATCAGGCCATTGGCTGCACCATGATTTGGCCGAGTGTCGCCGTCCATCGTCGCGTCGTAAATCAGCGCGGGGAATAGTCGCTTGATTTCTGGTTGTGTGTAGGCTGACCACTCGCCT